CATTCCTGAATAATTTCATTATTCCATTGGCCGAATGGATTGGTAACAATGTTGACATGATTTTGAAACTTACGGTAGTAGTCTTGGGAGCGATGACCGCGTTTAGACTTGTAACAGGGGTTATTAAACTATGGACAGTTGCACAGGCTATTTTAAATGGTACCATGGTGTTGAATCCTATCGGATTGGTTATTGCTGCTATTGCCGCTCTGGTTGCCGGAATCATTGTCGCGTATAATAAACTCGACTGGTTCCGCGGCATCGTGACCAGTGTTTGGGATACCATGAAGCATTTTGTGACCTTTCTAAAGGACACGGTAATGTCGGTAATAAGAGGCTTAGGCGATATGTTTTCGGGCCTTGGCAAAATAATATCTTCCATTTTCAAAGGCGACTGGGAAGGTATTAAGGAAGGCGCACACGCAATGTCGAAGGGTGTTGTGAACGCGGGCGTGGGTGTTGCGTCGGCGGCTGCCGAACTTGGCAGAACGGCTGTCGAAGGATACAAACGGGGCGTTGAAGATTTCCACAACAAGGAATCGAATGCACCGGGTATTAATGCAAACAGCTTCTTTGGGCAGGGCGCCGGTAATGGTATTGGCCCCGGAACTGAAACGATTAATCCGGCGGCAAGCCTGAAAGGAATTACAAGTGGCGGCAGCAAGCAAACCAACATCAACATCAACTTGAATAAGGAAATGGTGGGGCAGATAATTATTAACCCGCTCACGATGGAACAGGGGGTTGATGAGGTCAAAAGCATCGTAATGGAAGTGTTATCGCAGATTTTAAACAGTTCAAACCGATTAGCATACGATTAATGAGACAGAACGAAAAATATGTATTTGAACACGATTTGAAAGATATTTTTAAATCGGTTTGGGGTTACAACGCATTTCCCTATTTCCTCAGGGAGAATACTTCGGACGCAAGAAATGAGGGCTATTATGACTTTGGCGAAACTACGGCCAGGCGCGAGTACAATATTGTTGGCGCTTCTTTTTATGGAATCAATAATAATGGAAGCGAGGTATTTATGCCAATAAGGTTGATTCGCCCTGACGGCAGTAAGTTGTTACTTCAAAATACCGTTTCTGATTTTTCAAATAAAAAAACAATTGTTGAAACCCCACTTGTGAACCGGAAAGGAACGGTAAAAGAAGAAATTTCGGTAAACGACTGGGAAATAAATGTAAAGGGCATCATGGTTTCGTCCGATTTCGATTATCCTGATGAACAAGTTAACGAACTCGACGAGCTATATGAATTAGGGGTTGGGTTAGGGCTTGAAAATGCGCGTGCTTCCCTTTTATTGAAAGGCAACGAAATGGTTGTTATACGTTCGCTTCGGCTTCCTGAACTCAAGGGTATGAAAAACGTGCAGCCATTTGAAATGGTTTTAGTGAGCGATTGGGCATTCGATTTAATTATAGAGTGATATGTATGTTAAACTTCGCGGTAGGGTAGAAATAACACGGACGGACGGCAAAAAGCTGACGTTTACGGCTTTCAGCGATATTGAAATTGAAAAGGATATTTTCAAAATCAATTCGTTGTGCAAAATTCGCATACCCGCATCGTCCCGCCTGAATTATAGGGACAAACAGGCTTTTGAAAGCGTGCAAACGGCCCGGCAGTTTAATCGCGGCGACCGGATAAGCGTGTGGCTGGGATATAATGATGATCTGCGGTTGGAATATGAAGGTTATATCTACCGGCTGAATTATAAAACCCCGCTCGAAATCGAATGCGAAGGTTACGAATTTCTGCTGCGAAGCCCGTGCGAAACCCGCACATGGGGCAAAACCAACCTTAAAGAGGTGTTGGGCTACATCGTAAACGGCACTGAAATAACGCTGAACGGAAGCATCCCGGATGTTGCTTTTGACAAATATGTTATCACGGCGAACATGAACAGGCTGGAAGCATTGCAGGTATTGAAAGAAGCATACGGAATCACCGTGTTTTTTATGGGTAGCCAACTCTATGCCGGCTTGGCTTATGTAATCGACAATGGAACGGTGAAATATCGGTTGGGGTACAATACCATAAAAGACGACGAATTGAAATACCGGAACGCCGATGATGTGAGCCTGAAGATTAAGGCGGTGTGGGTGAAGCCTGACAATACGAAGTTGGAAGTGGAGGTAGGCGATCCAGAAGGAAGCCAACGCACGCTGTTCTTTTATAATGTTTCGGGCGAAGCAGAATTGAAAAAATTAGCTACCGAAGAGATACAGAAGTACAAATATTCGGGTTACGAAGGCAAGCTGACCACATTTTTGCAGCCATATTCGGAACCGGGCATGAAAGCCGAAATCGACGATCCGAAATACGACGAACGCAAAGGAACCTATTACATCTCTAAGGTGAATGTAAAGGCCGGGCGCTCAGGGGGCCGGCGTACAGTGGAAATAACCGTAAAACTTTGAAACATGCCGCGATCAATTAATGAAAGAACACTGGACGATCTTAAAACCATCGGCAAAATGAAAGTGAAAACTTTTATTGCCGTGGTCGAAAACCCTTATTCCGACGCCGATGTGGTTGATGTCCGCGATTTATCAGGGACACTTTTTACAGGCGTTCGGAAACGTGCGGCCATCGGCGCCCCCGACAGGGGTTTTCTGATTACCCCGGCGGCGCAATCGACTGTATTGGTATGCAATATAGAAGAAAGCGACGAACTGTTTATCGAAATGTTCTCGGAAGTGGAAAGCGTGGTAATCGATGGCGGCGAACATGGCGGTTTAATCAATATTGCGGATTTAACGGATAAACTGAATGCGCTGGTTGACGCTTTCAATAATCACACACATACGGTAAGCACAACAGGAAGCGCCGCGGCGCAAACCGGAACGGCAGCAGCCATAACCAGCAAAGCGCAGGCATTCAAAGCCGGTGATTACGAAAACACAAAAATCAAACACTGATGGCTAAAGACAAAAGCATATTGTTGAACGATGACGGAACATTGCAGGTTAAAATAATTCGCGATGTCGATGGCCTTATTGTGTCGGGGTTGGTTGTGGGCGATGTTACAAAACAAAATCAGCAGGGGATTATTTGGGCAGAAAAAGGCGAAATCAAAGAAGCCCCTCTGTTGGGCGTGGGCGTTGCCTCTTATTTGGATGACGATAACCCTTCAGAACTGCTTCGCGAGGTTCGCGTGAATCTTCGCGAAGATGGGCAAAAAGTAACAGCTTGCAGTTTCGATAGTGATGGCAAACTTATAGTAATTGGCGGTTATGCAAGTTGAAATAAAAGATAATCAATCGTTGCTCGACATAGCAATCCAATATTGCGGTTCTGCCGAAGCTGCATATCAGTTCGCAGTATTGAATGGCTTGTCGGTAACCGACGACCTACAAAAAGGCAATGTGCTCGCAGCGCCCGCCGTAGTAAACGTCGACATTGCCCGCTATTACGCCAACCGCGCCCTCACACCCGCCACCGCCGAGCCCGGCGTGGACGATTACTACCGCCTATTTTTCATCGCAGCCCCCATAGAACTACCATAAATGACAGCAAGAACGTTAACCGAAATATTAACAACAATCCGGCAGGCGTGGATCGACAATGCCACGCTGGCGGCCTTGTACGATTTAGAAATATCTAAAACATGGGACGAACAGTTTTCGAAGGTTTCGCTTGAATCGCTCCTAACCTACATAATGGCCTACGCCACATTTATTTACGAAAACATCGTGTACGACCTTTCCGCCAGCCTCGAAGCCCTGATTGAGGCGAAACACGAATTTTCAATCCCGTGGTACACGGCTGTTGCGCGGGCGTTCCAGTTGGGCGATGAACTGGTTCTGAACGCTACGACCTACGCATGGGAGTACCCAACCATTGACGAAACAAAGCAAATCGTAAAGTTTACCACTATCCGGCAGCGGCAAATCGAAGGGGTTACAAAGTTGCAGATTTATGCCACCAAGGAGGGTAAGGCGGCGATGACGGCCGACGAGTTGGCTGCGTTCAGAGGTTATATGACCGACCGCGGCGCTGCCGGCACGCACTTTCAGTTTATCAGTCTCGATCCTGACAGGCTGAAAATTTACATGACGGTTTATTACGACCCGCAACTGCTTTCGAGCATCGGGCAGTCGTTGAGTACCGGCGAATTTGTTGTTAACAACGCCATTGTCGACTTTCTGAGCAACATCCGCTACGGCGGCGTGTACAACCGCACACGGCAAATCGACGCCGTGCAGGCGGTGAGCGGCGTCCGGGATGTGGAACTGGGCGATGTTTTTTTAAACGAAGACCTGATGTCCGCGCGTGAATTTGAATCCGCATCAGGATTCTATCAAGCCGATTTAATATCAATCACTTACACCCCTCAACATGATAATTGATTTTCTGAAACTGATAATATTAACACTGCCCACAAGGCTACGGAATTTGCAGATCGTTGAATTGTTTCGCACGCTCATGCAGCAATTGCAGGTAGTGTTTTTCCGCTTCACCGGCCGCCTGCAAGCGTGGCGCTACCGGATTATGTCCGATGCTTCGATTTTATCGCTTAAAGAGACGATTCGCCGCGAGCTGGAAATTGACGCAACCATCACCGAACTGTCAGGGAGACCCACCGATTTTTTGGTCGAAGTAAGCGGCATATACGACGAAAATCGCCTGCGTGCGCTGATAGACGCCAACAAATTAGCCGGTAAATCGTACACCTTCCGGCTCGGCGAAACGGCCTACACCGCGGAATTTACAAACCATCTGTGCGAAAATATTATCGCGATATATACGGCAGAATTTTCGGACTACATGTGCGAGGACGATATGGTTGTTTACATAAAGTTATCTGCACATAAGGTGAGCGATGGCATCTGGTTTATTGGCGCAACCGCATCGCGCCCTGTGGCCAGCAACGTTAGATGCATGGCTTCAGGGGTATATCTCAATTCGGCAGGGCAGCAGGTCGGAAACGCACACGGCGATATGATTACAATCCAGACGGGCGAAACATATGCCGAGGTGCAGGCGCTGCCGAATCCTCCCGTATCGGTTGTGGAGATCGTCCCCTTGGGTCACAACTTTCCAGAGCCGGCTTCGGATGCAACTTATACATATAAATGGAAAACTGTTAATTAATTAAGAGTTAAGAATATGGCACTAACAGGGATGCAGCGGTCGCTGACCGTAACAATCAACAAAACGCTGGCTGGCGAACAGGTACCCGGCTACCCGAAAATTTACCAGGGGCGAAACGCCTTTATCTACAACATGACAGGCTACACGGCGATTACCGCCGACGAAATGGCAACAATACCGACAGAAGCCTATTTGGAGCGACTGGCAGCCTTTCAAGGCTTTGTGGCGCTCTGGGAAAGCGGGCTTGTTTTTGAGACTGACACCGTCGAAGGCGCAGAGGCATATCGCGAAAATACAACCGCGTGCCCGATAGGGAATTGATAATTAAGACAATCAAAAATCAAAAGGCGATGGCAACAATTCAGCAACTTCTCGATCAAATCGACGACTATGCATCGCGGCGCGGTGCTTTCGTGATTATGCAGGATGAGTTTTTTCAGACCATGCGCGAGATGGTTTTGAAAATCGCCGAATCCGACCCCGGACACATCGAAGCTGAATTGGAGCGCCTCGAAGGCGAAATTAACAACCTTGCCGCCGCCTTTAATGTTTTAGAACTTAACATCCCCGCCCTCGCCCGCAATGCAATTTCGTTAACGCAAAACGGCAACGTCGGCCAGGCAACCTACAACCCCGCCACAGGCCGCTTTAACATTCCCGAATACACGTTAAGTGGCCTCGGCGGCGAACCCGCCATCACCCCCGGCACCGGCTCACAATATTACACTGGCCTAAAAACATGGGCAGAACTCAATACCGCCGCGGTGGTTGAAACTACGAATTTATACTTTACCAACGCCCGCGCCATGGCAGCACTGGCGGCAGGAACGGGAATAAGCTACAACAGTTCGACCGGAATAATCGCAATTGACGCAAATGTGGCCACCCAAACGTGGGTGACGTCACAAATCCCCACCTCGCTTCCCTCCCCCTTCGCCCTTTCGGTTAACGGCAAGAGCTACAACGGCGGCGCAGCCGTTGACGCGGGAACGCTGGGCGTGGCGTATGGCGGAACGGGAAAAACGGCGATTGCCGCCAACGCCATGTATTACGCTTCGGCGGCAAATGTGTTGAGCGAAGTGGCTACAACTGCTTTTGGGCGCGGGTTGCTCAACGCAGCATCGGGAACAATGATAACAGGGCTGAATGCCGACCTGTTGGACGGCCTGCACGCGGCGTCGTTTGCGCAAAAATCGGCTGGCACTCTCAATTACCTGCCGCGGTGGAATGCTGCTGGTGCGCTGGTCGACAGCGGGTTGAGCGACAATGGAACCTATATTATAACGACCAGAGGGTATATTGCAAGGTCTATCAATACAAACGCGCTATTTATTTCGGGCGGAGAAGGGAACGCAGCGGGCGGAAATATTATCATGTACGGTGGCGAACACGCAAGTTATCCGTCAAGGATTACATTCAGGCAGAATGGTGAAAATAAGTTGATAATAGATAGGGATGGGATTATTAAATTTTTCGATAAAGTGGCGCCAAATACAGCGACAAACATGTGTAACGCAGGAATTTACGGGTATCGTTCCGATGCGCTGGTTCGTCATATATGGTCGGTGGGGACGGGGTATTCGGTCCCGGCCAATGGCGCCGATTTTGGCAACATATACGGGATGGCGTGTGTGCATACATCGAATGTTAATGGCTTGAATATGGCTGGTGGGCATCAGGTTGTTTTTGTAAATAACGGCGTGCCTGGTGTGTCGGTTGGTTTGGCTGGTGGGATTTGGAACAATGGTGCATTGGCGCAGGTTGGTGCGGCAACACTGTCGTCTACATTAGCGGTAACTGGCGCTGCAACTTTTAATGGCGGGTTAATTTCGGCTGGGTTGAGTACTTTTCGCGGAGTGGGTTTCCGGCAATTCTCGACTGGAACAATCAGCACCACCATTTTTCGCAA